TTGCTTCTCGAGCAGTTTGTCCCTGAGAATTTCTAGCAGTATTTCCACCTCCACCACCAGATATATTAGCTGCTTGATCATAGTTTGAACTTGTTACACCTCCTGGTGCATCGTAACTACCACCAGTAGGGTAATTTCCAACTGAAGTTTCATCAGCATTTGCAGCATCCGCAACAGCTTTATCTTCTTTTTTCTTAGTAATAAATCTACTAATGATAGTATCTTTTTTCTTTTTCTTTTTTTCCTCTTCTTCAAAATCAAATATTTTATCTGTTTTACCTTGTGCATTTAAAAAATCTGCTTTAGCTGCTTCAAGAGCTGCTATTCTTGCCCCTTTATTTTTATCAGACATTTTTTCTTTTGCCATTGCAATTCTTTTATCAAAACTTTCTGCAGTTAATTTATTAGCATTGTATCCTGCCATAAC